GGAGCAACCCTTCTAAGATTATAATTATTATTTGATGGTGATTGTGTACCTAATGCTTGAGATTGATTTATAGTTTTTTCAAAATATCTTTGGCATAAGATTAGTTCTCTACCTATGTCCCGATAATCAAAAGTTGTAGCTGCACTACCCTTTTCTAATTGTGCATTGCCAATTACCCAAGTTCCACTTGTCTGAGCGCCTACAGTAAACAATATTTCAATGCCGGTAGTGGCTGCGGCTGGGATGCTAATGTTTACGGTGTAATTTGTTAGGGTCGATGTGACGGTGAAAGTGCCTGTAGCAATTTGTGTTTTGGCAGACCATGTATCAGCACTAGTCGCATAGTTGGCAGTCCATGTAACTGTAGTCAGCAGCGAATTTGAGATATTTACAGACAACGTGGCGGTGCTTCCAGCCATGTCATAGCTGTTGGACTGCTCAATACGTTGACCTACTCCAACCGCCGTTACAGATGCCGCTCCTGTTACCTGTAGGTTGTACTGATTTGACCCCGACCCAGCAACTCGCGCTACGGTGACTGTTGCTCCTGTAGCGTAAGCGTACCAGCGGTCTATGGATGGGTAGGTAGGCGCAGTAGTCGGTACTGCTGCTCCAGATGTCCCAGAAGTTGCTCGTTGAGCAATCTGCATCAGACCATTGATAAGACGGTTTTTGAATCCAAATGTGTTTGGAATGTCTGTATAAAGAGCCTTGCTTGCAGGATATGTAATAAAGACGTTTTTTGTCCCTGCTGAAAAATTTACTAAACTGCCTGAGTTGCTTGACTCTAGTACAGTTGTCCTGGAAAGTGTTGTACCAGAAGATGTATAGGTTCCAATTCCAACTTCCCAATTTGTACCGTCGGTAATGCAGTAGTAGGTCGTATTGCCATTACCAACTGCGGCAAATGACTGATATCCAATCGTTGCACCGGCAAGCGTTATGGTTCCAGTACCCGTAGTGGTAGTGGTTTCCTGTACTCGGTCATCAAGGACTAGAGCCATTAAAGACTCCTATAGTTCAGATTGCGACAAGTTCGTTTTCTTTGAAGAAACGCTCTTGTGCCTGGTTGTATTGATCGGTGTATTGAACCTTGAACAGCAAGGTGGACTCGTCATCTACAACTGCACCGACCACAATTGTGCCGATCATGGATGTTCCGCTAATGATCACGCTATCGCCTGTCTTGAATGTCATAAATAATTCCTTAGACCGACGCGGTATAGGTGACGTTCAAGGTGTCACCAGAGGCGATAGAACGATTGCCACCAGTAAAGCTACCAGCAGAGTACAAAATACCCGTAGTACCCGATTTAGTGCTTACAGTGGTCAGAAATGCACCAGCCACGGTAGCTGTGGCGTTAATTGTGAAAGATGTAGCGGTGGATGCCTTAGAACCAGATGCGGCCGCGTTCCATGCTACCGATGGACGGGTTGCATTGGAGTAAGGAACAGTCTCGCTCCAGCCAGCGTGCGAGGACATAGTGTCACCAGCGGCATAGGTTGGGGTAGAGGCTCCATCAACTAAGCCAACGTACCAGGCTGCGGTGTAAGCAGAGCCAGCAAAATACTTGTCTAACAAGTCATTCTTACCAACAGTCACCACCAAATTTTTTATTTGCTGTGACCACTTCAGATTGCCATCCTTGTCAAAGCAAGTCAATTCATAAGAACCGGTGATGCCGATGCTTTCATTCATGTCGGATTGGCGTGAAATTACTACGCTTGCGGCGTCTTTACTGTTGATGCGTTCAGATTGCATTTTGTTCTCCAAAACTGGGAAAATTTTAACCGAAAGACCTTGCGCGTGACTTTAGAGCGCCACCGCTAGTCGCTCCGCGCTCATCTGCAATTTGCAGTTCTTCAATACCTCTCTGGTACAAGCCAGCCCACACTTGAATTCTTGCGTCATCCTGTAGGTATGGTGCAGCTTGGAGCAGTGAACCGTACAGGTACACGTCAGGCGCTTTGGTAAGCAGCCAATTGGTAGTGTTGGACGTGGATAGCTTGGCGAGTTTGCTGTAGTAGATCAACTCTCCGGTGTAGCTAGAATCTGGAATGGGGACAACGCGAATCTGAGACCCGACAACGCCAAAAAACTTAGGCTTCCCGCTAGATGTATAAATTGTCAGTAAGTCATCCAGACTGTCGATAGTCTCAAACTGCAACGGGCTAACTGGGTTGGTGTCCATCTTGAACGTCCGCGCCTCTAAGAAGTCGCTTGGCGTTGAGTTGTACTCGGCATCGATGGTGGCTGTAGCGCGTGTAATCATCTGAGTGGTGCGCAATGTGCGCTCCATCTGCGCTTCAGCAAGAGAGACAAAGTCGGTAATGGCAGATGTGAGATCGCTACGGTTGAGCCAATCGGCAACCGAGGCTTTTAGTTCAGCGTAGGTGCTAAGTGCCATGCTCTGCCTTTTCCTTCTCGATGTCGCGCATCATCCAGGTGTGGTCGTGCTTGAATTCAAACGTCCCAATGTGGCCGATCTCTTTGCTCACGTCGTGGTCTATGTAGATTTTATACCCTGCGTCCTGCGCCTTGCGGCAGAAGAAGATGTCCTCTCCGATGTAGCCTCTGGCGTCAGTGCGCCAAGGTGTCTCGAACCAAGGTTCTGTTAGCTTCTCAAATACGTTGCGCTTGATCAGCATCACGCCCATGCCGATGCTACCAACTTCCTCAATGCCGGTTGACTCGGGCATGGTGTAAATCAATTCGCGCTTTCCATCAGAATCGTACTTCTGGGCAGTCGGACCTGTAGGGATACGTCGGCGTGCGCAGTTAGTCGCCACGATGTCCAGATCGTGCTTGAGCAGACGCTCAATCATGTCTTGGGGGAATGTCATATCGGAGTCGATGAACAGGATATGGCTGCAGCCCTCGGCCATCGCATCCAGCGCTAGATCAGCACGCTGGTTCTGTATCAGCGTACCCTGCATGATTTTCAAACTCACTGCATCTGTCGTGTTCAACGTGTGGTAGCAAACCATATTCACCAGGCAATAGGTAAAGTTGGCGTGAACCATGTCCCGCGCTGGAGTGCAGACTGCAATGTAGTTATTCATACTTGTCCAGGTCTCGTTCTAAAAAATCTGTTGTCGGGGTCATTGAGCCAGCGTTTCATGTACGCCTGATCATCCAGCTTGCCCTCGGCCTTGAGTTTGTAGTAGACGCCTTCTGGAATGCTGGCAACGTGATGCCACTCGCCCTTCCAGTTTGCACGCTCATCTACATGGTTGAAATCTGCCTTGTTCGCTTCAACAACTGCTGTGACATCCTGCTGAGTCTGAATTGTTGCCTGGCCGGTTTCATCGTTGTAATGCCAAAAGCGGGTAATACCCGCTTCCTTGTTATCGTCAAATACTTGATTGTTCATGCGTTAAAAAAGGGACCAGGTTGCCCTGATCCCTTCTAGTTGATTACGACGTAATCAGGTCAGCAGCCAGGCCGTGGGCGTTCTCGGCCAGCACCTTGTGACCCCACTCCACCAGCAACATACGCTTCTCAGCGTCGCCGGTCTTAGCAAGTTCAATTTGCTGGTAAGGACGCAGCACAACCATCTTGGCGTACTCAGGATCGAGTACCCATGCATCACGCTCACGTTGGAACCTGTTCGCTATAACGGCCACTGTCCCGAAATCGCTGACGTATAAATCAACCGCGCCGATCAATGTCGCAGGTTTTTCACCGCCGTTGATGTTGAAACGGCTAGAGGCGATACCAGAGAATCCGCTGACGCGCTGCTTGTTAACAGGGCCGGTCATTAGAATCTTAGGCGAACCACCAGCAGCCCACACTTGCTGAATCACATTCTTGAGAATGGTCTCAGTGAAAGTGCGCACAGTGCCGTCAGTACGGGCGCTGCTTGGCAGCGTGGTATAGGATGGGTTAGTACCATCAGTCTGCTTGTCTACGTTGGTCTTGACCCACGCGCCCAAAGATGCAGTACCGCGTGCGGTGCTGGTGCTACCAGCAGCAGCCACAGCGCCGTTCAGCATGGTGAACTCTTGGTCGCGTTTCAGTTCGGCGCTACGCTTGGCGATCTGGTAAGCCAGTTCGCTGCGAC